GCATCGAACGCGAGCTTGCACCGGGTTAGGGGGTCGCTCTGATTCTGCGCCTGCCATGCCTCATCCCGCCAACGGTTGACGATGGTTTTAGGACTGTTCCCGCCTGGTTCGGATTGGAAGTGCCAGGTGGCGCGGATACCCTTGATGCCGTCACCCGCTTGCACGGAATACTGGTTGCCTGTTTTCAGGGGGACATCGAAGGCGTAAATCACCGCCGCAAGGACGGTGCTCTGCACGTCGGCAGCTAGGCCATCAAGAGACTCGACGCGAAAGCGAATGTTCATTGTTTTTCATTGTTTGGGTGGTGGCTGTTAGGCCATCAGAGGGTGATGGGTGGCAGTTACGTCAACGCGCTGGTAGTCCTCGTTCGAGTAGGCAATCGTGACGCCCTCGGCGATGGTGTCGGAACCAACGGTGCCGGAGAAGAAATCGGGCAAGGCAGTAACAAGGGTAATAGCTGCGCCAACCGCTACCGCATAAGGGGTGCTGGTCGGGATATAACCTGAATACGTCACCTCTGCGGATTCGTTGAAATACGTCTTCCCGGTCACGTCTCCCGTGCCGTTTTTGAGAACCTTTGACTCGTTGGAGTAGGAATACCCAATGGAATCCGTGATAACTCCGGTTTCAAAAGTAAGACCAAAAGTGGATGCTGTCCCGAATTGCTGTGCCATACCCTTTGGAGCGTGTCAAATCACGCCGTGGCCGCGCATAGCACTTCGACGGTGTAGGTCGTTTCAAGCACGTTCTCGTCCCAGTCCTCGTCCGAGCCGCCGAACTGCCAGAGGTCGATTCTGATTCCTTGATTGCAAAACGCCTTTGCCGCGCTCGGGTCATAGATCGCGCTTTCAAGAATATCCTGGAATGCGTCCACGTTCGCTGTTGCTTCGTCGCCGGAGTGGGTGCGGAAAGTGATAGCGAGGTCACAACGCAAGACTCCTTGGAGTGCTACGCTGTGAGCGGTTACGGATTTAATGTCCACGGCCACGCATGGAACCTCGGACGCTACCCGCCGCTTCGCATCTACGATGGGGAGGTCTGTGTCGTCAATCGCTGCTGTGAGGTAGCGGATTGCTTCTGATTTTAGTGTTTCGGTTGTCATTTTGAAAGTTTCGCGGCTTTTTTCTCAGCCCTGCGGATGATATGCTCGAACCGCGTGTATCCGTTGCGGTATCCGGTCTTAATTGCGGACTGCACAGCTCTATCGTTTTGGATACTACGGATGTATCCGGTGGTGTTCGTTAGTTCTAACTTGACCTTTAGCCCTTTCCCGTGGATTTGCGCTGTGCCGTTCTTCCCAACGTGTCGCCGAATCCACTTAGCGATGCCTGTGATCTTGCCAGCTCGCAGCGCCTCGCCTGCTGTGATCCATCCCGACTTAGCGATACCCGCTCGCGCCTGAACCTTGCGCTTGTATTGCTCTTTATCACCCATAGAGATATTATTGTTCCACCTATGTCCTATTTTTGAGCGGTAGGGGCTTTTGCGCCTCGGCACCGATCCATCCCGCCTTGCGTCTCGGTGAGCGCCCGCGATTGAGTTACGCGGCAAATACCCCATATTCACGCCGACGAATACCCTGTCAACCTGGTTGCCGATGGATTCCATGAACTTCTTGCCCTTCGGTGAGTTGATTCCGAATGGCTGAACAGTGATAGCGAGCCGTCTAGCAACAGACTTTCCTACCTGCTTTAAACCTTCCTCCGCGCCATCTCCGATAAGTTCAGAATACCTCTTAAGCAGGCGCTCCGTCTCTTTGCGGGATTCCCGCGTGAGTTCGAGTTTTATGCTGTCCGCCATACCCTGCACGGGGTGTCAATTTTTCCTTGCCGCTGGGGTCTAACTGGGTAGAATAAGTGCAAATGATTCAGCCAACACTACTTCGCGACTGGGAAGGCTCCGATATTTCGGGGTGGTATATGTCCGAAAAGCTCGACGGTTGGCGGATGCTTTGGGATGGGAAAAACTTCATTTCACGCCAAGGAAAGGTTTTTGATGCGCCGGAATGGTTCAAGGAGGGGATGCCGAAAAAGCCCCTTGACGGGGAACTCTTCCTCGGTCGGGGCATGTTCAACGGAATACAAGCCGCGATGGCTGGTGGCTGGTTCGGGTTGGAATATCGGATTTTTGATGCCCCGGAAATCAAGGGGGATTACAGGAAGCGCCTCCGGTCGTATCGCCTCGGTAAAAAGCCAGCTCACGCCCGCCTTGTCGGCCATACTGACTGCAAGGGGATCGAGCACATGATGGAATATGCGGCAGAGATCGTCGCTAACGGTGGCGAGGGTGTCGTCCTACGCAACCCCAAAGCAGAATACAAAGCAGGCCGGACTTCAGACGTGCTGCGCTGGGTGCCGCAAGATCCGGTCTTGAACCGCAAGAGCCTCGCAGAGTCCGCCGCTTTAGCGTGATTCGTTAGGATCTGATAGCACGAAATGCACAGCCACTGCGCCGGTCTGAACCTCTGCAATCCGGTATTCCGTGCCGTCCACTGTGCAGCGTTTCTGGAGCAATCCCTTCGGGCTGGTAACGTCGGCGGGTTGCGCTGTTACCGACGCTTGCACGGGTGATTCTAGCCCACCCAGCGCCCCCTCATAACTCTTGCGCTCATCGTTGAAAACCACGTTGAATGTCTGGCCGTCAACGACCATGGAGACAGTCCCGAAGGTGCTGTCCACTTCATCGTTTCCAGCGTTCAGAAAGGTATCAACGAGGCTCATACTTTGGGCGCGGGGTCAAAATGGGTTTTGTGTCCGGCTTTTTGCTAAAGATCGCCTTGTAGTTCTCCCTGAATTTCTCCGAATCCCCTGGGCGGCGCTTGTCTCCTTTTCCTGCTTGTTTGCTCATATTTTCTTAAAGTAAAAAGCCGCCCAGCCTGTGAGGGGTGGACGGCTCGATTTTGGTTGACTATTGCTAGCCTTGGGTTTTGGCTTGCTTCTTTGCCTGCTTCTTTGCTGGCTTGGTTACAAACCTTCTGGAGCGACTGCGACCAACTCCCGACTCGATGACTTCCAGCTTCTCAAAGCCTTCTCCGTCCGATGTCTTGAATGTCTTGCGAACCTCGACGGGGCTGCCGTCAAGAATTAGGGTGCGCTTGTCTCCTTGGGTTCCGATAAGTAATGCGTAGGCTGCCATGATTTTTTGAAGGTAAGAGGGGCGAGGGATTGAACCTCGCCCCGTGATTGATTAGGCGGAGACAAGGCGCTTGATGCCAGCCGCAAGGCCGGTTTCGTAGCCATACACGCACTCCATGACGGAACGCTGGTTGCCGAAGTCTTCGGAATACCAGTTGCGGAGGCCTAGGGTGATTCCACCTTCGCCAACGACAGGCTCTGCGCGGTCGTATTTGTTGCCGTCCTGTGGGGCGAGGTAACGGAATGCAGAAGCGATGCCGCTGCCGTCCGTTGCAAAGCCGACCAAGTTTTCCGCGTTGCCGGGGATGATGTTGGAAGGGATAACCTTGAAGCCGTGAAGCATCGGGATGGTGCCGGACTGGATGGCGTTGTAGCCATATCCTGCGGTATCCTTGATAGCGCCAACCTTGCGGAGTGCGGTGATGTATGCGTTGCTGAGAACCAAGTAGCGGTCATCTGCTGGCATGTCGTCATCGTCGCAAGCATCGGCGATATCAGCAACGTCATCCTCATCGAATGTGGAGGCTGCACCGGTGAAGGCTGCGGCTCCGAAGTTGGCTGCTGTGATCTCCGAGAAGATGTCCTGAACGACTGTCTTGGCGAGAAGGTTGCCTTTACGCACGCCGTAACGCTCAAGAGCAAGGGCGGAGCTGTTGGCGACTTCGATGTCGTCAGCACCCATCGAAACATACTTGTGCTTGTTAAGGACGATTTCCACGGCATCGGAATCGATGTCTTGGATGGTGTAGGCGCTGCCCACTGATTTGTCAGCGGCTGCATCAAGTGCAGAGGCGAGACGTGGAACGGATACCCGATCGCCGCGATTTGAAGCTGCGTCGGAGAAGATGGTATTGAGGGCAGCCATCGGAGCGATGTTTGCCGTAAAGCCTTGAATTACGCTGCGCGCAATGATGTCGTCTTGGATGCCTGTGGTGGAGTTAGCCATGAGTTTGTGTTGTTAGTTTTGTGTTTTAGAGTGATTTGATCTTATCCTCGTTTGCTGTCCAGTATTCAGCAGCGGCGCGAGGGTCGGTTTTCTGTAGATTGCGGTATTCCGTATAAGCATCGGTTGGAGCCTCTGCGTTTTCGGATGTGTCGACCGGTTCCGGATGCCCAGTGGACGCGAGGAGGGTGGAGGCTTTTTGGGCGATTGCTTCGGCGGATTCGTCGGCGGTGCTTTTCAGTTCCGCAATCTCCGCTTGGGCTGCTTCTCCCTCCTGCTTGCTGGATGCTTCCAGTTCGGAAATCTTGGCGAGGTATTCGCTGATCTCGGTATCCCGGGAGACGATCAGCTCGGCATGGCCTGAAAGCTCGGTGATCTTCGCTTGAGCCTCTGTAAGCTCGTTGCGGAGGGTTTCGTTTTCGGCAATTTCTGCTTCAAACTTTGCAGCGTCATCGTTGCCGGGGAAGAGTTTCGAGAGGATTCCTGTCATACCCTTGGGCTTTGTGTCAAATGATGCCGCTTCCTCTTGTTTCTCGCCGACGATGGATTGCACAAATCCTGCTTCCTTGGCCTGCTTTGCATCCATCCATGTCTCCGCTTGCATGAGGTCGCGGATCGCATCCTTTTCGCCCCCTGTGCGCTCCGCATAGATACCAGCAATCTCTGCGCTGATTCCCTCCAGCATATCGGCAGTCTTGCGGAGGCTCTTCGAGTCGCCCTGAGCCATCGTGGAGGCTTCGTGGATCATGATGCGGCTGCCCTTGGTCATCTGTCGGGTGTCGCCTGCCAGAAGGATCACGCTGCCCATAGAGGCGGCGAGGCCGTTCACTGTTGTGGTGACCGGCACGCCACGGCTGGACATCTCGCGGAGTGAGTTGTAGATTCGGTGACCCTCGAAAACGCTGCCGCCCGGTGAGTTGATTTCAACCTCCACGCCTTCCAGTGCATCATCAGCAGCGCATACAACGTCCCCGATGGACATCTGAGCCAATACTGCGGAGTTACCGAAAAGCTGGTCTAGTTCCTGAATTAGCTTGTCGGCGGAATCCTTGTGGACGCCGTCGTTGAGGCTGATTTTTCCGTGGCGGTTTTCAATTTGTAGGAGTTTCATGATTCGTTTGTATTGGGTTCTTTCTCTGTGGCTTCCGCCTCAATGGTCGTATCCATTTCGTTCGGCCCCATCATGTAGAAAAGCCTGCGGTCGACTGGCTTTCCTCGCTTCTCGATGGCTGCGTCAATCTTATCCTCGCGGGTAATTACCTCTTGTATTCGCTCGTCGTCCAGGTCGGGCAGGTCGTTGCCGTCCTCCTGTGCGATGCCTGTTCGATTGATGATACCGAGTTTGAAGTCTTCGCGTCGTTGTTGCGCTTCTCTGCCGGGATCGATTGAGAACTTGCGTGGCATTTGGAAATCCCATTTCCACCAATCGTTTTGAGTCTTCGGTGCCGGGATGATCTTCGCCTTAATTGCCTTGGCAATGGCGTAGCGAACTTGGAAGATTGCCGGGTTCCGTAGAACGTCCTGCCTGTCCTCCACGCTGATCCTCGCCCGCTCCTGCATGTTCCGAACAAGGACGCCGTTGACCTCGTTCGCCTTCCAGATTAGTTCATACGGCCAATTAATTCCACTCGCTGCGGATCTAACTACGCGATCCTGGAACCTGTCCCACATGTCTCCGGGTTGATTCGTATCCACCACGTCCAGCTTGCCGCCCGAGTTGCTGCGGAAATACTTAATCATACCCGCCGCGTAGTTCTCAACCGATGGCTGGGCTGCTGTCGTTGCGTCCGCTGCGGTGCCTGGTGTGAACTCCGGGTTGTCGATATCGGGGCCGCCTGTCTCGTTGTATTCGACGAGCGCGATGGAGCTGCGGATATTCTGGTTCATCTGCTCCCGCTCGGTGGCTGTCATTGATCCGTAGATCAGTTTTATGGAGCCAGCGTAGGAAGGCATTCCCCGCGTCTGATCGTGCCAGAGAGGATCGAAGGAATGAATGCACTTGTCCGCTGGAAGGTCTTTATCTTCTGCCTGTGTGTCGCCGAGTATCCGGTAGGCGATTGGACGGTTGAACTTGTTAAGGATTACGCCGTGCGAAATCTTCGCCCCTTTGTAGATCCCCTCGGTGACCTCGCCGCGATTGTTGCAGCCTCGCATCCCGATCCTGTTGGCGCTGATCCTTTGGGTTAGCGGGTATCCGTTCTCGCTTTCGGTGAGGTAGATCAGGAAATCCCCGTCACGGTCGATGGCTACGCTGTCGAGCCATAGGAGGGTTTTAAAATCCCACGCCCGCCCGCGAACGTCACAAGCTCCGAACCATTGATTTTCCAGCCAGTCCGTTGCGATCTTTCCCCACTCCTTGTCCTCGCCTTTAAATTTCGGATTCCACGCCCGCCCGACTGAGTTATCAGCCTTCTGAATCAATGCCCCGGTGATGGGGCCGTAGTCCTGGAAGACTGCCCGAGCGCATGAAAGGATGACGCGCCGGTCGAGGTCAGGGATCAAGTCCTTAAAATCACCGTCAAAGATAGGCATTGATGGCACGCTCCTATCGTTGCGTTGCGCTGCGCTGGCGAATTTCCTCTGTGAATAAACCGGGTTGCCTTGTGGATCGAGAATTGCGGACATAATTAAATCACACTTGCGCGGGTTGTTGATGGTGGTGCTGTTCCTGCATCGATCCAGTAAAGAGCTTGATCGAGCGCCGTGAACCAGTCCGCGTTCGTCATGGAGACTTGCTGGGTGAAGGATACACCGTTGCCGCTACCGCTGGCGATATGGCCACCCTTGCCCTCGGCGATAGACGTGAGAGCTTCCGTTTTCCACGTCCGCAGTTGCTCCTTGTTCGTGATGCTCTCGGCACCCCATCGCCTCAATCCTCCAATAAATTGTCTGCTTGGTATCGCCATCTGTAGGATGGTCGCTTGTCAATTACTTGATGCGGTGAGATCAGAAACCGGAACCTCAAACAACTCTGCCCCTTGCAGTGTCGCCTTCCCGTTCTCAATCTGCACAAGGTAGAATGGCCCGGCCTTCTTTCCTTCGACCTTCGCAAAAACATTCATCCCCGCCTTGATTTTGGGAGAGGGGGCTTTGGATTCTAGGGGAGTCTTCTCAGCCATGCCCTCGCCGCCATGTCAATCCGTCAATCCTGAATCTCAATCCGTAGGACACCGCGAATCGTTGCTTGGATGATCTGCATGACCTCGCAATCCCATTCGTGGTTGTCGTAGTGGTCTTTGATTTTCTCCCATCTCCAGACTCCAGGCTTCACCTCGCGCTTCACTTCACTGCCCATC